GGCCGCTCCGGAGGCATGAAATCCTTCGTGGCCCTGGACATGGCCATGTGCATTGCCACAGGCATCCCGTGGCACGGCAAGCCCGTCAAACAAGGATTGGTGGTTTACCTCGCTGCGGAGGGTTCGCACGGCCTTGGCCGGCGCGCGATCGGCTGGCGCCGCACCCGCGGTCGGAATCTGGCCAAGCCTGCCTTCAAGCTCATCCCGCACGGTGTCGCACTAACCGGGGAGGATCTGGAGCCAATGGTAGCGGCCATCCTGGCGCTGGAAGCGCGGCCGGTCCTGATCGTGATCGATACCCTGGCTCGGACCTTTGGCGCCGGTGACGAAAACAAGCAAGCCGATATGAATGCTTACGTTTCCGCTGCTGACAAATTACGCGAGGCAACTGGAGCTAACGTCCTGATCGTGCATCATTCCGGCGTCCATGAGGACAAGCGCGAGCGCGGTTCCAACGTGCTGCGCGGCGCCGCCGATACGGTGATCAAGGTTTCTCGCAAGGATCATCATCTCGACATCATCAATCATGGGCCAGAAGGCAAGCAAAAGGACGCAGAAGAATTCAAAACAATCAAACTGGAAACAAAGAAAGTCTATTTCGAACAAGGTGGTAACGAACAATCGACCCTGGTTCTAAACCTTAGAGAAGGCGAAGAACCTGCCGAGCCAGAGGGCGAGGCAAAGGACACAAATCTTGGCAGCAACCAACAGGCAGTTGTCGATCAACTGAAGGCGGCCGGAACCCCTCTCGGGTTCACGCGGCTGCTCGCAATGACAAAAATGAACAACGGATCTCTTCAGCGAACGCTCGATAGGCTGGTCGAAAAAGAGATCATTTCAGTCGATTTCGACGCATCAGGGAACACCAAGTTATGGGCATTATGTTCTTAATACGTTCTTGTTGCACCCAGTTGCATGCAACCAGTTTTGAAAACTGGGTGCAACTAGTTGCAGTTGCACCCCCTCCCTCCGGAGGAGGGGGTGCAATGCAACTACCACCCTGCAACCCTGCAACTAGTCGACCCCCCTGCAACCAATGGAACCGGGAGGTGGCGCAATGAAGCTGATCGGGAAGGTTGGCAATTTCGAACTGTTCGAACGAACGGCGGACGGTGACGAGGATTGGCGTAACTTCAAACTTGTCCGAACTGGAAAGGGTAAATTTCCAAAACGGAACTGGTGGCTCGGCTGGAACGGTGAGCGGTTGGCCGACAATCACGATGCGAGAATTTTGGAGGAGCACTATCCGGAAATTTATGCGGCTGTGATCGAGGCCGTCCAATGACCCGCCGCAAAGCCCTGGTCGCCCGTGAGCCAAATGGCAGAGCCAAACGCACCCCGTCCGAAATCATGTCCCCTACCGAATCCCGCCGCCTCATGGATGCCGCCAAGTCAGGTCTCAAGGACAAGGTCTGGGGAACTCCGCTCGGCTGGCTCCACGTCTCCGGCAAACTGAACTCTACCCAGTTCGCCGCCGGCCTGCGCTGGTCCGAACTGGTGGCGGATTATGCAAAGGCCATGCAGGGGCCAAAACCTCCACAATCCGCCAGGCTCGCCCCAGAAGGCGGTACCCCCGTCGATCCGGATAGCCCTACAGGACTCAGGGAAGCCCGCAGGCACTCCCAAATCGTCCACCAGTACCTCGGCGCCATATCCGTCCTGAAACACGCCAGCGGGCACGTCAGGAACGCCGTGCGCGAGGTCTGCGAACTGCGCCAGATGCCAACAGGCGAGGATCAACTGCGCGCGCTTGGCACCGGCCTGAACGTGCTGACCGTCTGGTGGTCGGCAGGAGGAAAACGGAAATGATCAGGATCATTTCAGCACGAATAATCACCCCGAATATTCGTGCTAATTGGGGAAAAACAGGAACATTGACTAACCTTCGCGCTTTGCAGCCACTGCACCGTATTGTCCATTGGTACAGTGTTGACAGCCTAAACACAGCAATGTCAGATAGGCGACATCAGACCCGCGCCAAAAACGCGGGTATTTTCATGGACTTAGCAGGATGATTGTGATCATCTCGCTATAAGGTTGTCTAATGAGAACAAAAGGTTAGGTATTCAGCGCAATGGTGTTTGCTCCGGGTAAATCAGGAAATCCTGGCGGGCAGCAAAAAGACAAGCAATTCGAGGCGTCTTTGCGCATTGTTGCCAACCGCAGCGAGCCGGACGGCGTTAAAAAACTCACCAGAATTGCCGAAAAGCTGGTCGAGTGTGCGCTCGATGGCGAAGGCTGGGCCATCCAGCAGGTTGCCGATCGTCTCGACGGCAGACCAGCGCAGGATACAAAACTGACGATCGAGAGACGCGATGCAACTGACTGGAGCCTCGTTGAATTGGTCGAACTCATTCGTCAACGACGAACAGAGCACGGATCAGATCGAGAGCGAGATCGAACGCAGGTTCGAAGCACAACAGAGTTTAATCAGCTTCACCGAACTGACGTTCCCAAAATATCGAACGGCGCCGCATCATAGGGTTATAGCCGAACAACTACAGCGCGTCGAGCGCGGCGAAATAGATCGCCTGATGCTGTTGGTCCCGCCTCGTCACGGAAAATCAGAACTGGCCTCGCATCGATTCCCCGCCTGGTATCTCGGCCGGCAGCCCGACAAGCAATTCCTCTCCGTCTCAGCAACCGAAAGTCTCGCCAGTGATTTTGGTCGCGCTGTACGCAACACAATCGCTTCGCCCGAATACAAATCCATCTTCATCAATCCAACAGAGCTTGCTGAAGATAGCCAGGCGCGCGGTAAATGGCACACTAGCGCTGGCGGCATTTATTACGCTCTCGGTATTGGCGGCTCTGTTCTCGGTCGCGGTGCTGATTGCATGCTTATCGATGATCCTTATGCAAGCATGGCCGACGCGCTATCTGAACTCACGCGCAAGAACGTCTGGGACTGGTACACCGGCACGGCGTACAATCGATTGATGCCGGGCGGAAAGATCATCGTCATCAATCACCGCATGCACGAAGATGATTTATGCGGTGCTTTGCTGGCGCAGCAGGCTGCCGGTGGCGATCGTTGGGAAGTTGTCGAGTTGCCGGCAATTAATGCGGATGGCTCCGCTTTGTGGAACGATGCGTATCCCATCGAGGCTTTGGAACGAATCCGACGTAACACGCAAGCTCGTTTCTGGTCCGCGCTGTACATGCAGCGACCATCGCCGGACGAGGGCGATTATTTCAAAGTCGATTGGCTCAGACCTTATGACAAGGCGCCAGATGCAAAAACGCTGCGCGTCTATGGCGGAAGCGACTATGCAACGACATCAGATGGTGGAGATTTCACGGTTCATGCAGTCGTTGGCGTCGACCCGGAAGGCCGCATGTATCTCCTCGACCTCTGGCGCCAGCAGGCATCAAGCGATGTCTGGGTTGAAGCATTTTGCGATCTCGTCATCGAGCACAAGCCAATCGGCTGGGCTGAAGAAACCGGACAAATCAAGTCAGGCGTCGGGCCTTGGATCGATCGGCGGCAGCGCGAACGCAAGGCGTGGGTTTACCGCGAACAGTTTCCAACGCGTGGCGACAAAGCTGTGAGGGCGCAGTCGATGCGAGGACGCATGGCGCTGGATGGTTTGTATGTGCCGGTTAACGCTGCGTGGTATCCCGCGTTTCGTTCTGAGCTTCTATCGTTCCCTGCCGGCAAGCACGACGACCAGGTCGACGCGATCGGCCTTGTCGGTCAGCTACTTGATCGAATGATATCCGGCGATCCCATTCCGGTGCCTGCGAAGGTCGCCAACGCAAGCGGCTATCGCTCGCATGAGCCTGAGCATCAGCCAAGTCATCTCTCGCTAATCGGATAGCATGCCAGTCACCGTCCCCAGTTACGCAACAGGCGCCGGATATACATCTGACGCCTCGCAGCAAAGCACTGGCGGCGCAGCCGCGCCTGAAAGCAGGAAAGACAAAAAAGAATACTGGTCGCTCGAGCGATGTCGCAAGGCATACAGTTCGTACCTCGACAACAAGCAGGAAGAGATTTCCGAGCAGAAGAACGCGCGCAGGTATTATCACGGCGTGCAATGGACCGCGGAGCAGATCAAAGCGCTGAACAAGCGCAAGCAACCGGTGGTGACGTTCAATCGCATCGCCCGCAAGATCAATGGCGTGGTCGGACTGATCGAGAAGCTAAAGCAAGATCCGAAAGCCTATCCCAGGACACCGAAGCACGAAGAGGGCGCAGATCTTGCGACTGCGGTAATTCGCTACGTTCTCGATAAAGGAGAGTGGAACGATAAATCGTGGCAGGTAGCCATGGCGGGATCGATAGAGGGCATTGGCGGCATATCGATCGAGTTGAAGAAGGGCAAGAACGGTGATCACGAGGTGAATTTCGAGACGGTCGATGTGGACGATTTTTTCTATGATCCAAAATCGTACCGTATCGATTTTTCCGATGCCGAGTATATGGGCGAGGGCAAGTGGCTTACCCTCGAGAGGGCGCAGGAGAAATTTCCGGACAAGGCCGATGAACTCGAGGCTACATCGAACGACACCCATGAATTGTCGAGCAATCCGGACAGGGAAAAACGGTGGTTTGATAACGAAGGCGGTAGGCAACTCGTCCGCGTGGTCGATTGCTGGTATCAGCACAAGGGGCGCTGGTGCTGGACGATATTCACCGGCAGCATGATCCTCGACAGTGGCGAGAGTTATCTGATCAACGAAGATGACGAGACGATGTGCCGTTATCTCATGTTCAGTTGCAGTGTCGACCATGACGGAGACCGCTACAGTTTCGTGCGCAATATGCGCAGTGCGCAGGATGAATATAACGCCAGGCGCTCGCGGGCGTTGTTCACGGCCAACTCTCGCCGGCTGATCATGACGCAGGGGTCGGTCAGCGACATCGAGCGGGCGCGCGCCGAATGGGCGCGTCCGGACGGTGTGATTGTCACCAATGCGCAGACGGCGGCTGATGGCGTCAAGGCGGACGACGCCAGTTTTGACTTCAATGGCCAGATGCTATTGATGAAAAACTCTGCTGAAGAGTTGGATAATTATGGGCCGAACCAGAGCCTGGTTGGCGACATAACCAACCAGTCGGGGCGCGCCATCCAGTTGCTGCAACAGGCCGGGATGGCGGAACTCGGCCCCTACATTTTGGGCTATAAGGGCTGGAAAATCAGGGTTTACCGGGCGCTGTTCCTGACGGTCCAGAAGCATTGGCAGGCAGAGCGCTGGATCAGGGTGACGGACAACGAGGGGGTTGCGCAGTTCGTGCAGCTTAACGTCCAGCAGAAAGATCCTTACGGCAATCCGATGGTGGGCCATAATGGCGGTCCGCCGATGATGCAGAATGCAATCGGTGAACTGGATGTCGACATCATCATGGACGAGGGCCAGGACACCATCAATGCGCAACAGGATGTCTACGAGACGTTGAGCCAGATTCTGCCGAGTATTGCACCGATGCTGAAGCCGGCGGAGGCGAGTGCTGCGGTGAGTATCCTGGTGGATGCATCGTCGCTGAGTGCATCAGCAAAGAAGTCCTGGCGCGATGCAACCAGGCAGCAGCCCGATCCGGCGCAGGAGATGGCGAAGAAGATCACGCTCGAGGGCGAGGCGGCCAAGGTCGAAGAGACCAAGTCCAAGGTGCAGTTGAACTACGCCAAGGCGCAGAGCGAGGGCATGCCGGACGGTCCTGGCGCGCCGCAGAAGTTCGAACTGCCGCCTGAGTACCAGATGGCGAAGGCTGTGGCCGACATCGACAAGACCAACGCTGATGCAGCGCACAAGCGGGCGACGGCGTACAAGGCTCAGACCGATGCGGAACTAGCGCCGAAGTGGGCCGTTCATGATGCAGCGATGGATCGGGCTAATCTCGCGGTCGACACGCATATGCAGGGGGCGCAGTTCCTACAGGACGCGCACAACGCGGAGCAGGATCGCAAGTCGAGAATGCAGGCACACAAGAGGAACGGTGGTGAGCCATGACGACGCATGAACATGACACGGAAATAAGCCCGGAAGCAGTGTTTCCGCCTGAAAACATGGCATA